ACTGATGCATTGTAACATTCCGTGGAACAGCATACCCGGATACCGTCGCATTATTTAGATCATGCGCCCGAATCAGTTGACGATACTGGTCAAAGTTGATAAATCCAAGGTGCGCCGCTGCGACTGTTGTCGTGGCAGATAAATAGAATGAGTCCCAGTCAACCTTAAAACAGTTGGCTGGAAGATTATATGTACGCTGCCCGATAACAAGTGTCTGGTTCCCTTCCGCATGAAGGAAGGGCCATTCATATTCTTCTTCTTCCAGAATCTTCCTGATTGCAGCGTTGACCGCTGACTTGGCTTCGGAATGAAACCCATACGTTGAACCAAACGTAATCATATCCAGTTCCACTTCATTGAGTGCCCGGAGTACGCGATTGGTGAGATCAAGGAATGTGAGTGCCATACCAAAAACAAGGAAGAGGGAGGGGCCGAAGCCCCTCCACCAGTTTAGCCCAAAACAGGCGAGGTAGCGGGCGCGTTCCGGCTCACATCAGCCAGAACTGCCACAATGCGGACTGTGCCAGTTGCGCTGGCAATCGTGCCCGTGACCTTGAGGTCGATGGTGTCCGCATCAGCATAGTGATACGGAGCATCAAGCACGATGGTGTGGTTGGTGCCAGCAGTGAACGTGGCCGCGTTGTTGACAAAGCGGACATCGGACACGCCATCGCCAAGGTCAAAGCGAGTCACGTTCGTGACTGCCGTCACGTTCTCCAGCACAAGGCCAAGAACGAGGGTATCTGCCGGGACAGAGAGCAGGGCAATCTGATCGGCGGTGGCAAAACCCGTGATGGTGCGGAGCTTTGCGAGGTCGATTTCATGCTTGACAATGACGGGGTTCTGGGTGTAAGCACTCAGCCCAGTAGCGGGCGAAGTACCAGAAACAAGATTAGTGAAAAGCGGCATTCTCTCTTACTCCTTATGTGTAGCTGACGTAAGCAACTTTCAGGGCTTCCGGGCGGATGACCTTGCGGCCCCACACGAGAAGGCCCCGATGCAGATCGCCAAAGGTGTCCGGGCTACGGAAGTTTTCCTGTTTGACCAGGTTTTTCGCAGCGGCGGTCGCGCCTTTGTGGCCTGCAATGATCGTGCGGAAGTTCTGGCTCGAACTACGCGGAGCATGAGTCGTCGGGTACATGGTGAAACCCCAGACAGAGTTGCGATAAGCACGGATGCTTTGCCGCGCCGGAGAAGTTGCATCCCCGGTGATCGAAGCGTCCATCATCTTGCTATCCTCTTTGTAGAGGGCTTGGAAGAAGTACGGGTCGGCAATCAAGAACAGATCATCTTCCGGGACGTTTTCCAGTCGGAGATCGCGGAGCAGAGTGCCTACCATATCCACCGGCGAAATGTCGCTGGAACCAAAGCCAATCGGTTTGGAGCCAGAAACAGTGTCCGTGCCGAGGTCAGCGGAACCAGCACCAGCGCCAAGCATCATGGCGCGGAGAACGTCTTGGTCGTAGGCTTTAGCAAGCTCATACGAACCAGAGTTCAGAGCCATTTCCGCGTAGTCCACATGGCTGTGAGCCTTCTCGATGTCGTCAATCGCAAAGCTAAAGTACTTGGCTTTGTCGATAACCAGCGAGACTTGCTCATCAGGCAGCGGCTGCGCCGGAGTTACTTGGCCACGAACATAATCCAAAACAGTCACTTTCGGCTGTTTCAGGATACGAACTTCCGAACCCATATCGGAGATTTCGCCATAGAAGCCTGTGGTCGTGACTTGATCCGCGATGGTGTTTTCACGCAGATACAGGAGGGTCGATTTGGAATAGATTACCGGATCGAAAACCCCGTTCGGGAGGTTATTGTACGAACCGGCTGAGGGGAAAGACATATTTCATTTTCCTTGATTAGCGGTTGGGATCATATCTGCCCTCTTTCCGTGCCTTCAGGATTTCATCCTTGTATTTGGCAAATTGTTTCAGCGGCATCTTATTGATTTCAGAAGCAGTCCAGATTTTCTTTTCCGGGGGAAGGTGTTCTTTGGCGTTGGGAATATCCACGCCAAGAGAGGCTTCTACACGCGAAGTATTCTGGTTGACGCGGGCGAGGTATAGTTCCAGAACGGAAATAACGTCATCAGCGTCGTCGCTGGCAACAAGGCCCTTGATTCTCTTGGTCTGTGCCTCAAGCCAGGTATTGAATTGTTCCGAGTGCCGGACTTTGATTGCGTCAGGAAACCGACGGAGAACTTTCTCCCGCGCTTCCTTTTGTGCAATCTCTCTCTGTGCTTTCTGAATATCCTTGTCGGATGCGCCGTCACTTTTCAGAGCGGCAGACAGGTTGGTGATTGTCTTTTCTAGTTCAGCAATGCGGGCCTCAAACTCTTTCTTCTGTTTGTCAGAAGCAGAACGGAGGTGCGCATAACGCTGCGCCCAGTCTTGGTTGTCGTCGTACCGTTTCCTTTCAGGGTCTCCAGTTCCAGCGGTGGCCTGTTCGGGGGCTGTCGGAGAGTAATCTGTCGTACTGGTCGTTGACTCTGGTGCCATAACCGCCTGTTCAACAGGCGCTGTGGCGAAACTCATATCGAGTAAAGGCATTAGTCCTCAGGGTTTGTCTTACGACAAAGTGGCTGCGGGTGCATTTGGTTGCTGCACCGGGGCGCTCATCGGAGCGGTAGCCGGGCTTTGTTGTGGTTTCTGGGAGGGCTTCTGTCCGCTCATTGCTTGCGCTTCTTGCGAACCTTGTTGATACATCTGCTGGAACTCCCGCCGATCCATCGGCACAAGGATAACAGATTCATCAACGAATGGTCGGAGCGCCTCACCAACGGCTCGGCCATTCAAAAGGGTGATCATCGCCCACGTTTCAGGTGTAAGGTTTGCCTGAATCCAGTTTTTCTGCTCATCTGTCAGAGAGGCGATATGTTCTAATACGTTCTGCCGGATTGTCTCATCATCCGGGCCAGCGGGGGCTTCTTCCGGTGCCTGCTGCATAGCGGCTTCCGGTGGCATAGCCTCCATCCCGCCTTGCTCTGGGGCCATTTCTTCCGGCGGCATTTCCTCTGCCCCTGCCGGAACCGTTCCCCCCAGCATATCCTGCTTCATCGGTTTTTGCTCCACTCGCGGTAAAAGTCTTCAAACGATTGATCGTCTGTAATTGCCCCAACAGACGGGCCTTGCGCCTTCGGCATATCTTCCCGATTCAATCCAAACTCAATATCATCAAGGAAATCAGCAACTTTGGTTGCTTTTGACTGTGAAATACGGTCAATGTATTTCGGGTCTGTTACAAGGCCGGATTGGGCTAGTTTATCCGCAATCCCCTTGACGCTTTTGAATTGCAGGGTATCAAAGTCGCCTACCCCGTATGCGCCGAGTGTCTGGCGCTTTCCACCGGCTACCCCTTGTGTGGGGTCAAGGTGAAATCGGGTGGTGTCCCGGCTGCTCACTTCATATGACAGGCGGTTGAATCCTAACTTGCCCTGCATGAATTGCGTGTCTTCAAAAATCTTGTCTTCCAGATTCAGGATGGTCTGCATCCGATCAACAGAAGACACAATGCGCCCGGTCTGCTCGTTCCAAGCGCCTACGTTATCTTGTCCTTTAGACTCAAAGCCATACACCTTGCCCGTGAAAGGATTGAATCCTCCACCAGCGGCTTTACCAGAAGGTTTCTTGTTCCCGAACAGGCCGCCGATTGCGCTTCCGGCGATTCCGGCTAGTACCAGCCCTACAGGGCCAAGACCAGCCGCAAGGCCGATGGCAACTCCCGTCGCGCCACCAATGCCGCTTCCGACGGGGTTCCCGCCGGTCACTTTGGACATCATTGTTCCGCCAAAGTAACCAAGAGCCACTGGCCCGGCATAAGAAGCAATCGTCCCTAGTGCTGTGCTGGCTCCCGCTGAGGCAGAACCAAGTGTTCCCGCCGCACCTGCTGCCGTCCCTGCGGCGGTGCCCGCTGCTGCTGTTCCTGCCGCAGCCGTTCCAGCGGAAGCAACAGAGGGAAGGGCGCTAAATCCAAGAGCGCCCCCTGTCATGTACGCTCCAGTGCCCGCAGCGGCTGTTCCAGCAGAGGCCAGATAACCCTTAACTGCACTTACGGCAGCTTTTCCGATGTACTTTGTAGCTACACTAGATGCTACAGACCCAATTAACTCCCCCGTGCCGGGCTGCTTCGCGGAAGGAAGGTTGACTTCCGTTGTGCTCGGAGTGATGCTGGCATATTGTGAGGAAACATTGGGCGCATAAACAGGAGCCATTACCGGGCCGCCAACAGGCTGCACCGGCTGAATCCCGGTTTGTACCGGGGCCTGTTCAATCGCGCTTGGAGTTTGCCCGTTCAATGTTCTTCCTCAGCGTGTTCTTAAGTGTTACCAGAAAAGCCAGCTTCCCCTGGCATCGGAGCAGTTCCGACTCCGATGGTGCCGCCACCACTTCCTGTAACGTCTCTTGGATTGACGCCTCCAGTAGCGCCTCCACCCTCTGGCATCTGTCCTCCACCAGAAGGAAGGCCAGCTCCTTGAGCGCCTTGTGCTTGTCCTGCATTGAGAGCCATCATATAAAGCATGGCCTGTTGTGGATCGTTGATGACCTTATCGGGATCAAGGTCAAGGCTACGCGCAATCTCTTTGATGATTTCCGGCCAGTTGATGAACGGGGCCATGATCTGATTTGCGCCAACCTGAACCAGCGACAACAGGCGCTGTGTTTTGATTTCTTTTTGCAGAAGGGCAGTCGTGCCCTTTGCAATAATCTTCAGGTCTCCAACGACTTCGATGTCGTCAGAAAACTGCATATTCCAATGGAAGTACGCCGATCCCAGTGGCTCAAGAAGATATTGGTCAATGTTCCGAATAACCTTCTTGATGTTCAGGGCGGCAGCGCCCATCAGCATTGACATCCCGGAAGCAGTTCTGGTTGTTCCAGACACTCCGGTTGCACCGTGGCTGTAGGAGTAAATCCCTGTTGACTCATCGGCAAGTTGCCTTGCCTTGTCGAACATCTGGATATGTGCCGGTGCTGTATTGTTAAAGCTGATCGAGTAGATGCTCTGTCCCGGTGCCCCGCCTTGGCGGAAGAACATCTTGCCGGGATAAACCGTCATATCCTGTCCGGGGGACAGGTTTGTTTCATCCACCTCAAAGATGCACGATCCAGCGAACTTCAGGTTATCTAGAGCGGCGCGGTAATGTGTGTTCATTGCCGCTTGTGTATCACTCATGTTCTCCGGCACACCAATGCCCCAGATTTGAGCAGGGTGGCGCTCATACGGGAACATCTGATACGGAATCCGTGACGGCGTGAACGGATTCACAACCACCCGCAGCACTTCGTCCTTGGCAACCCAGACGTTGACGTGTACGGTATCAGCTCCTCGGTATTCCCCCGGGATATTCACCTGCAACGCTTCCAGCGTTTCCCGATCCAGAGTGCCCCAATACTCTATAAGCTCATACCGCATGGGCTTTGCTGAAATATTGGAATCATCTAGCTGATAATCCCACGTCTCAGTAAGTTGCTCCGGGGCTTGATCTAGAATCCGTTGCAGTGCCATCTTGTCGAAGAATGGCCGCTTCATCAGCTCTCTGACTTTGCTCGGGCCAAGTAAATGGCGCTCGATCAAGTATTCGCACTCATCAATGCCCGTGGCTTCCGGGTCTGGAAACAAATTCCAGATGGTTACGAACTGCGCTTTCGGGAACAACTGCTGGAGCGGGGCATAGACCCTTTGCCCGCCGGAGCCGCTTTTTTCCCATTTTGGGATGGTTTCATATACGGAGTACGGCCCTTTGATTGCCCCTGTGCCATAAATCACCTGTTCTTGTGTGGCCTTGATGAGATCGTCAACAAGGCGGGTTTCTTCAATCTGGTCTTGTATGCGCCGCTCCATACGGTAAGCGGCTTCTTCGGCAGGGTGAACCTGCGGGATTTTTGTCTTGTCCGGGCTAGGGCCGTCTTTCCATTTGCCGGTTATATTGCCGATCTTGCGCTTTAGCGTGTCGCCAAAGCCGGAAAGCATGGTGGATGCTGTTGCCCCACGAGGGATTTCTTTTCCGTCGCCGGGGTATCCATATACATCCTGTGGCCCCTGCTGCTCAGGGGTAAGATGCACAACTTCTTCAATTCCTTGGGGAATTGGGGTTGGCTTCACACCAATAGGGAACTTGTTATCACTCAACAAAACTTCAAGAATCTGCGCATGGGCAGCTTCTGCTTTTGTCTTGGTGATCTTGATGAAAATCTCTGAAACAGTGGGGTTATACTGCCGAAGTTGGGCAAGATTTGCCGATTCTTCCGCCGATAAATCCCCGCGCCATGCCCTTAATGCTTCCAACCACCGCGTTTCATGCGGCATCCGAGCATCCTTGGCAATGGTGTACCTGTCGCGGACAAATGCGTGTACCCGCTGAAAGCGGGCTTTTTTATCGTATTCAGCAGGGCTATATGCTTCAGGGGAGGCTACGTTCTGTAGTTCCTCCGCCCCGATAGCAAGCAGTTCCTCTGAAATGTCCGCTTCGACGTTCATTATCAGTTCACAAGGTTGTTAGAACCGCCAGTCGGAAGGGTCATGTTGGAACCCTTGCCACCTTTTTTCGGCATAGGCGCATACAAAGGAACATCTTCTTTTGCACTCATTGCTGCGCGGTTGCCGCCTTTTTTGGGCATCGGCTTGTAGAGAACACTCTCACAACAAGCAGTAAAGTCCATGCTGTTGGAAGTGCTGCCACCAGTCAGGAAGGGGGCGTTCTTTGCTTTCATTTCAGTAACCAGTCTTTCGGTTCAGGATGACAGGAGGTGCTGGGCGAATAATTGCCCCACGATTTGATAATAAACTTGGTTTTGCCGGGCGGCTTAGTAGGCCATAACGTAACCCGTCATAAAAATGGTCGGGGGCGTCAGTATCCACGTCTTCCGGGTTCTTTGTATCCAGCGGCAAGGTGGACAACTCTTTTATCAATTCCTTGCAACTGCTGAAAATCTGGAGCCTAGGCTTGTTATCATGCGGATCGTCTGCAAGATAATGATGCACCAACATCTTCCCGTGTGGCCGAGAGCCTTTTGTCTTGTTGTCCGCTGGCCTCCATATACAGCCCATGCGGATCATCATCATAGCGGGCGACGTAGCGCCCCTGTTATCCCATGCGCTGGCGTCAAGAACGCCGTAACTTATGTACTCATCCTGCTCAAGGAACAGTATCTTTTCTGCAAACTTTTCAGGGCGCTCATTGGTTGCCCCATATTCACGATACACATATAAACGGCCAACAGGATCGACCGCAAACCAGAGACACGCCGCTCTTGACGAGAATCCCCAGTCCGCTGCTCGGAACTTCTTCCAGCTTTGTGGTATGGGGAACGGCTCACAGATATGCTTTCTTTTACTAAATTCACTGAAAGCAAGCCCGTCATCAGCATCCCAGTCTCCATCTAACCACTGTCTCCTCAGATTTTCGTTGCCGAGTGATTGAAGCTGTGCTATGTATTGCGGGTCTCGTTTCAGAGACGGATTATTAAAGACCGTGGAGTTGATTGTTTTCCGACTCAGAATAATCTTTGTGCCAGAAATATCATACTCAACATCAAATCTGTTCATGAGGTAGCGGTTTTCCTCGCCTTCCTCATCAATATAAGTGACCTGCTGCATCGGCGCAGGATCAATAAAACGGGCCTTAACCCAGTGTTTGCCAACACCTGATGGGTTGGCTGTAAGGCGCACACACTTTTTGATGTCGCTTTTGCTGCTGCGGATCGACATCAAAAGTTTCTGGTATGGTTCTTCCTCGGAAAGCTGGCAAACCTCATCGATGCCTACCCAGCAATACTCCAAACCTTGATACCGCTCCACATCGGAGTCTGTCTCAAAGTACCCACACCAGAGGAATCCACCGGCAGGGAACAGGAACTTCTTTTCCTGCTCTTTCCACTTCGTTCCGGGAATAGCTTTGAAAAAGAGTTGTTTGCACCGCTCAATAAGCTGTTCCAAGTCCTTCAACTGCTTCCTGAGAAGCAGACCCTTGAAGTCCGGGTGTCCAACATAGTGTAAAATATCTGCAACGAGGGCGTGACTCTTGGCAGAACCCCTGCCCCCGGAATGTAGTACTTCAAATTCGCCCGCTTCCAGAAAGGCCGTCTGCGGCCCAAGGTGCGGTTTGAAGATGTATTCCACTTCATCGCGGACAATATGCCCGCTGGATGTCATCCTGTATTCGTCCGGTTGCTGGGGAACAATCGCAACCGCTGTCTTCTTAGGCTTCGTCTGCGCCTTCGGTTTCGGCAAACGAGCTGATTTTTTGACCGCTGGTAATTTCGTCATACATTCTTTGCCGTTCCTCCCGGCTCTTGTTCCAGCAACTCTTAAACGGAGGTCGGATTCTTACAATCTTCTGAAATGCGCTCAGGTTCAAAGACTCTTTGGCTTCTGTCTGTAACCAGTCCAGCGTTGCCCGCTGGGAACAATTTTCTTCAAGATACTGAATTGACTTACAAAGAGCGATAAAAACATCTTCTTTTGGCTCAAGCCAACCGTTACCAAGATCAATATAGCCAAATGGTGTGGTTCTGGCCCTCTTTCTGACAGGAAGCCCAAACCTGTACCGCAGACTATTGTCCATCTCTATCGGGGATAAGGGAGTTTCCCTCATTCTTCCCTCTTGGCCGGGAGAATCACAATCCCTGTAGGGGCTTGTACCGTAATATCAAGAGCATCTTTCTTCACAATACCGGCGCGATCCAGAATGTCCCCCGCAACTTTACGGATATTTTCTGAGTTCGGCGGCGGATTCTCCAGTAGCGAGATTAATTCAATAACTGCTTTAGGTGTTGACCGCTTCAAATATCGTGCGGCCTGTTCCAGAATATATGTGTCGTCAATAGCATCAGCTACTTCTACGCCGTCCGTATTCTCGGAATAGCCCGCTTTTTTGGCGGCAAGCGTAAAATTACCCCGGACATCGCTATCAAACAGGGCCTCAACAAACTTTTTCTGCCGCTCGTTCAGGTCTTTCTTCATACTGACACCTATTATATATCACATTTTATAGAAATGCAATATATTTTTTTCACTTCATTGATTTTTTTCCGCGACACTTCCATTTTTTTCTTGACAGGTTATTAGGGGAGTTTGGATCATCTTTCCAATCCCCCTTGATTCCGGCGGAACGGGCGCAGTAAGCGTCACCTTTTTTCGTACCTGGACGGATTCTGTCCCCACCATCCTTGGCTTTACCTGCCTGCCCGTACCGGACGGTTTTTGTCCGCCCGGTTTCAGGGTTTTTCACTACTTTTTTGAACCGTTTTTCCATGATAAACCGTCGCCATTGAAATTATTGGGTGTGTGTCATTTTCGATTGATCCACTTTTCCGGGTTTTTCTCGAACATTTTCGCCAGTGCATAAAACCCATGCAAGAGAGGGATTGCTATGTATGCGGCCAGCACTGATCTGCCGATTTTTTGTTTATCTGTTAAATCCATACCGTCCAGCATCAAGAACGTCACAATACCCACAAAAACACCTGCAAATATTGTCACAAACATTTTGCGGGCCGTCATCTCCTGCAATGGAGTGTGATTGATAAACGCCATAAACCCGGCGAAAGCGCACAAAGCGGCCAGAATCAACCAGTCCTCGATCGCTTCCAAGTAATGTTTCATCAACCATACTTTCGCACATATCCATGAAACGCCACGAACACACGGCTAGCGCAGTAGTGTATATAAGACCACATGAGATTATCAAAAATCCCAATGGTGTTCCACCCCGCTTTTAAATACCAGTCCGCCAGCAGCACCAGCAGCATGAAGCAGGAGATGTTTGATAGCAGCAGCATCCACGCTGATTCAGGACATCGCCAGCGCCCCTCCCATTCTTTGAACGCCAGCAATCCTGTGTAGATAGACTGTGCCACAATGCAGGGGACGATGATATTCAGCGCCCACAGGCAAAGGGCATAATTGCCGGACAGATACCCGATAAACGGCAAAATCAGCGCCAGACAATCCAGCGTAATGGTGAAACGCACACCAGAGGGGATGTCAGACCGGGTAAGGATCATACCGTAATTCCGGCGGTAAATGCTTTCACCGGAACCCCAGCTGCATCACCGATAACACTGGCATTTGTATATACATTGTTTGTGATCACCGGATTCTGAATGTCGATATAATCCACAACATCCCCGGTATTGAAACTGCCGCTGAGGCGGATGGTATCTGCCGCCTGCACAACCGCCGCCGTGATGGATTGCGGTGTTCCTGAGCGCAACACACGAAACCCGGTCAGCCCGGTTGATCCGGTCAGCCCCTGAAGCGTGGTTCCGTAATTCAGAGTGAACACCACGTCGATAAACGTACCGCCACCATCGCGTGTTGCGCTGGCAACAGCTGCACCTGTCATCGGGTTTGTGTATGTGCCCGGCAACAGATAATTCAAATACGCCTGTGCCTGCCGTTTGCCGAGGCGGATGTATCCGGCAGCAGACGGGTGTAGTGCATCAGCATGGGCCAGATCATACATTTCCAGCTCAAGCGCATTGGTGATATTTGGCAGAGCCTGAGCCTGTCCGTTGCGCACCTGTCGCCACCCGGCATCCACTGCCGAGCCACCGGCTGTGTTAGTGCCGAGCTTGGCAATTACCACCGGAAGCGCAGCAGCACCGCGTCCCGTGACATAGCTGCGAATCTGCGGGATTACCGCTTCCAGAGCGGATTGATACGCCGCTGCGCTTGGCGGACTAGCAGAGTTTGCGTCGTTTGCGCCTTGCAGCCAGAATATGGCCTCATAATCACTCTCTGTATTGGCGATAGATGCTTTTAATTTTCCATGTGTTTGCGTATCGGAATATGTTGCCCAGTTATTTGGCGAACCACCGACAAGCTGCGATCCGGTCTTGGCCCCAACTACAGCCATGCACGGAACGCCAGCATACCGGCGAATGCGATCCACCGTGTGCATTACACTGCCGGAAACCTGCCCGGCGGTCGTAGTGTTCACCTGCATCTCCGAGATGTCCACGGCAGTCCACCGGGACGGGTTTGCAAGTCGATCCGCTGCAAATGTGCCACTTGCAGAACTGGTGTGGCTTACGGCGCATCTCCACAGGGTAAAGTCCAGACCGTCACAAACAATAGACGTATTGGCCGTATAGCTTATGTTATTTTGCCAAGCATCACGCCCGTACCAGATTGTGCTTTGCTGGCGATCAGGCACAAATGTACTGGATGGGTAATCCGTGCTGGCCGTATCTGTCCAGTTTGACCCGCTGGCCTGCTGATCCGCAATGGATTCCCCGGTAAACAGCAGCACAGCGCCAACGCCCCACGGAAACAGTGTCCGCTGCAAGTTAGTTGTCGTGGCGGTATCCCGTACCTCGAGTGCCAGTTCACCGCCCTGCGGCACTGTCAAAGTGACATTCCACACCCCGGCGCTTGGAGTATTGCACCGTTTCCAAGCCGTTGCTCCTGCCCCCGCCGCATCAATCACCCGCGCTTCAATCCCGGCAGGAGAGCCATTATAGGTGCCGCTAAACGAGATGTTGCGAGACGTTCCGCCGCTGGCCCGCTGATACACGTATCCATAGTACGCATCAATCCGGCCATTGTTGGTATTGATCGAGAACGGCACACCAGACCAGCGCGGCCCGCCACGGCTCTTGGGCGAGCCATTCCGGGTGAGTGTGTTGCCGTTGCCGCTGGAATCCGCAATCGTTGCACTGGCCGTATCGTAACGGTGATAAAACGCTAGTGTCTTGCCAAGGTTCGTCAGCACGTCCTGCCCGGCGGCAAGGTTCGCAATCTCTGCACCAGACAAAATACCAGCGCCGCGAGCAACCCATGAAATGTTGTTGCGGAAATATGTTCCCCCCGGAACACTGCTGCGCGCTCCAAACGTGTGCGTGCCCGTAGGCGTGATAACACCTGTGGTGGTAAGCGCCACCTTGGTTCCAAAACTGGCCGCGCCACTTAAAGGGCAAGTGAAAATCTCAACATCTGTACCATTGCGCTGCACTCCGACAACCCACCATCCGGTGGTCAATGTTGCGCCAGTCGGAATGAATGTGGTTCCACCAGTAGAGCGCACCTGTGCCGTCATCACGCTATTGTTGGTGTAAAGCTGAACGTTATGTACTCCGCCCTGCACCCCTATGGAAGCAACATATTGTGTGCCGAGCGTCTGACGATAATAAATCAAGCTGGCAAGAAACCAGTCAGAATCCGGAAAATCAAAACTTGCCGAATCTGCCGCGCTGTAAAAATCAGTTGCGTCATCACCATCAAAAAACACGCTGCCGCGAGCAGCAACAGTGATCGTGCCGTTCGGAATAGGAACTCCGCTTTTGGAAAACAATCCCACCGGAAACGTAAACATTATGCAAACGCCTTTTGAATTGTTCCATACATATTCGTGCCATCAGACACAAATGTCAATACATCCACCGCATTCGCAGCAGTGCTAAGGACTGGAATTGACGTATCCGCCCATTTATAGGCAGACGAGTAGCCAAGAGTGTTATTTCCAGAAGCATTCTGCTTGACAATCAGAACATAAGTTCCTCCGGCAACCATATTAGTGGGGTTTGCCAATGTCCTGCTTCCGGCCAATGTCACAGTAGCGACCTGAGCTGTATTAAGGTTCCAACTGATTGTTGCTGCATCCGTCAAAGTAGCCAGCGAAAAATTCTGCTGTGCAGTGTACAGTCCAACGGATGTAAGAATATCCGTGACAACGGATGAAAGACCCTGATTTATCCTCTGGAGAATCTGACTGATCTCCTTGCGGTTGGTCAGGTTGATCTTGATGTCGGTAAATGGGATGTAAGGCATGGTAACTCCAAGGGGGGATTTAACGCAATCATTTATGCTGCGCGGCGTTTTTATTCAGGGAACCATCCAG